GTGCAGGAACTTGGTATCACATTGCTTGTGTTCACAATGCAGCAGACAATAAAATATATATCAATGGTGTTGAAGATGCTACGCTTAATCATGGCGGAGGACATCAAACAAGCGACACTGAAAATCTAAGAATCGGAAGTAGTAAAAAATTAAACGGATTTACTGACGGAAATATTGACGAAGTTGCGTTTTTTGATAGCGACCAAAGTGCAAATATAAGTGCCATATACAATAGTGGGACACCAACAGACCTGTCCGCTTATTCTCCTGTGGGTTGGTTTAGGATGGGAGAGAATGCCGCCTTTACAAGTGGGGATGATGTTTGGACTATAACAAGTGTAGGAAGTACAACAAATACGGCAGAAAGCAGAAACATGCTTGAAGCTAACAGAACCACAGACGTACCAACATAAAAGATATGAGTACACGACAAGCAGAAACATATGCAATAATCAATATAACTGATTTACCTTTAATCGACTTTAGTCAGATTGGAGAGACAGATGAAAATACTATCCGTAAGTCTTTAGATGAATTACAATTTTTAATTAAGTGGAACACAGAGCCTACGTTTATAGCAGATGGTACTGTTGTGCCTGTCCAAACTATGTCTCATAGGCAGTCTTTGATTGTTATGAATAATTCTAAATGGCAACAGCCAATGCCTGTAGATTAGTCTGTAAGTAATAATACGTATAAAAAATAATCGTACCTTTACAGGTATAAAAATAAAAATGCAAGTGACGGGATTTCAGATTGGGTTTGATGCTTTAATTTCTCTTCTTTCGGCAGTGACAGGAGCTCTTACTGTGTGGTATACTTTGAAGGGAAAGGTTGAAATTCAGCAGGTAGTTTTAGATAATCTTGCTTCGGATATGGATGATATTAAGACACATAAGAAGGAGGGTAATATTTTATTGCATAAGAGAGTAGATGACCTTAAGGGACAGGTAGAAAGAAACAGGGAAAAGAACGATGCCTCTCTGGCAGAGTTGAAGACCGAGATGGGAGCGATGGAGTTAAGAATTATCCAAGCCATTCATGCGATCAAGAAATAGTTGCGTTCTATTATTAATTTTACTCATAATCTCTTGCACTCCGCAAAGAAGATTCACTAGGCTTGTAGGTAAATATCCTTATCTCATAACCACAGATACTGTGACGATGATAGATACAGTAACAGCAACCATACCAAGTGTTGTTCATGACACAGTTATCAACGAACATTTTTTTCATGAGATAATTAAAGACACACTTGTACTAGAGAAAGACAGATTGACCGTAAAGATATTTCACGACACCGTCACTAGAGAGGTATATATAAAGGGCGAGTGCGACACTGTCACAATAGAAAAGATTATAGAGAGGAAGATACCTGTGAAGTACTACGAAAAGACTCCGTTATGGAAGAAGGTTATGAACTGGTTGATATTTGCAGCTATAGTTTATGGAGTCTTTAGATTAGTTATATTTGTAAAAAAAAAGATATGAAAAATAGATTATTCTCAAACTACGTAACCACAATATTAGGGTGTTTAATTTTAATATTTTGTGGCGTAATGATTTACACTGAAAAGGAGACGACAGAAGGAATGGCAGGATGGCTTGCTGTAGGTCTAATGTTCCTTCGATCAAAAGACAGCTTGATAGCACTACCTGCAAAAGATAAATAGATGGGTGTAGTGCTCGTAATAATTGCGGCTTACCTCGCTGCCTCATTAATAATTACATTATGGAAAAGATGATTACATGTCCTAATTGCAATACTGAGTTTGATATGTCTATAAAACCTCATAGATCAGAATCAAAATATCTATGGATACTCGATAACGGACATGGTGGTGTTATTGATGGTGTTTATCAGACATCGGGAAAGAGATCTCCAGTATGGCCAGATGGTGAAGTTTTGTATGAGGGCGAGTTTAACAGGGCTATCGTAAATAGAATTGTAGACATGTGTAAGTCAAATAATATTGACTGTGTGAACTTAATAGACACGCAAGAGGATGTCCCTTTAAAAGAAAGACCTAAGATGGCTAACAAGCTGGCAAAGTCTTCTGAAAAACCTTGTATATATGTCAGCGTTCATGCTAATGGATTTACTGATGAGTCTGCAAATGGGTGGGAGGTTTTTACATCTCCAGGGCAAACCAAGTCGGATTCAATAGCGACAGTTCTTTATGAAAAAGCTAAGGCTGAGTTTCCTGAAAGAAGAATGAGACCATCAATGGGAGATGGAGATCCTGATAAGGAGTCAAAGTTCACCGTCCTTATGGATACGTCTATGCCTGCCATACTATCTGAAAATTTTTTTATGACTAATTCTAAAGAATGCCATGAAATACTTATGAGCGAGTCAGGAAGAGATAGAGTTGCTAAAATACATTTTCAAATGATTCAACAGCTGGAGAATGCGTAATAAAACATTAGCCCTTCGTAAACCTAAAAAGAAGCGTACAGGGATTCATAGTAAGAATAATTCAAGGTTAAAGAAATCTGTTAATTACAAAAAGCCTTACAGAGGGCAAGGAAAATAAAAATTACTATATTTGTACTAAATAACTGACATGGCAAAAATAGATTCATATTCAACAGCTACACCGACAGAGAACGATATATTACTAGGATCAGACTCTGACGCTGCAAACGCTACAAAGAACTTTACGGTAGGATCGCTAAGAAATTACATGATAACGTCTAGCGTTCCATCAACTGCATCTTCAACTGGAATAGCTGGTACACTTGCTTATGATTCAAGCTATCTGTATGTTTGTGTAGCCACAAACACATGGAAGCGTGTTGCTATAGCTAGTTGGTAGTAAAATAAATTAAATGAAAAAAATTGAAAAGGATGAGCTTGATAAATTAATCGAGCTTAACAAGAATTACAGGGATCTAAAGTTTCAGATAGCTGACATTGAGATCACCTTCGAAAGACTAAAAAATCAAAAGATAACGTCTATAGCTAACCTAGAGATGGGGGCACATGACCTTGCGGAATACCAGAAGGAGATTTCTGAAAAGTACGGAAATGTAGACATAAATCTACATACAGGTGAATATAGTTAGAAAGATATCTGTAGGACCAGACTATATGAAGTGCATGCACTACGTTGTTGGTCAGGAAGTTCTAGGAAGAAGTTATACTATAGATTCAATAATACAGGAGGATACTTCTATATCTATATACATACGTAAGGATGACGAGATCGTTAAGTGGAAGCAGTTTAGCTCTACAATGCCTGTATCTATAGAGTTTAAAATAGACTTCTGATGAAATCTCCATACTGCTTCGTTATAAAGCCTGTCGATGGAAGGCGTTATGACAACATACGCAGCTATGATGGCAAGGAGTTTATCATAAGCACGTCACAGGAGGACCACACCGTATCAAATAGATTTGCTGAGGTTATATCAAGGCCCACATACTACAGTGGACCAATACAAAAGGGAGACATAGTTATAGTACACCACAACGTGTTTAGGTACTACTACGACATGAAGGGTAATCAAAAAAGTAGCTGGCACCATGTCATGGATGACATATTCATAGTGGAGCCCAGTCAGGTTTATTTGTATAGAAGAGATGAGGTGTGGAATGCACCGTCTCCATTTTGTTTTGTAAGGCCTATAGAATCTGAAGATCATATGTTTACTCAGTTAGGAAACTTAGAGCAACTGTGGGGTGAGTTGGTTTTTAAGAACAGCGATATAGACTACGTGGATCATGGGGATATTATATCATTTACTCCAGACAGCGAGTATGAGTTTAGGATAGGAGACGAGATACTATACAGGATGTACAACAAGAACATATGTCTAAAAAGGTAGAAATATTACAGGCGGCCAAGCTGGCTATTGACGAGCTGATTAAGGTATTAAAGGAGCCTATAATCACACATGCTGAGGATGATATAACGGCTGACAAGATGAAGAATGCAGCATCCGCTAAAAAGCTAGCATTCGATGACGCACTTGCTATGCTTCACAAGATAGAGGAGGAGGAGACTGGTAAGGATGAGGTCAAAGTTATAGACGCTGGAAAGAACGGATTCGCAGAAGGTAGGGCTCGTGGAAAATAACCTATATAAAATATCAAAGGATTACATAAGCAAGAATGCCTTGATCTCAAGAAACAGGGCAAAAAAATGGGTTTACGGCTATGACAATAAGTATGACGTGGTAGTTATATCTAAGGATGGGACTATCGGTGATGTATATGACATAAATGGACTCAAGATAGCCATACCTTCCAAACCAAAAAAAATAGACGTAAAGGAAGATAAATGGGTTGCCTATGATTATCCTAAAGAGCTATCTAAAATAAGAACGATATTTGATTGGAACAGAAAAGATAATCTTTTTAAGTCTAAATACGTAGACTTTATAGAGGGTGAGTTTGACAGGAGAGAGGATGGGTATTGGTTCATTAACCACGGAACACCTACCTACATTACTGGATCTCATTATATGTACCTTCAGTGGACAAAGATAGATGTAGGTCACCCTGACTTCAGAGAGTCAAACAGAATATTTTATATATTTTGGGAGGCATGCAAGGCTGACAAACGATGCTTTGGTATGTGCTATCTAAAGAACAGACGTTCTGGTTTTTCATTTATGGGATCAGAGGAGTGTGCTAACATAGCAACAATATCAAGGGATTCAAGAATAGGTATTCTTTCAAAGACTGGTAGTGATGCCAAGAAGATGTTTACTGACAAGGTAGTGCCTATTGTAAGGAACTATCCATTCTTTTTCAAGCCTATACAGGATGGTATGGATAATCCAAAGACAGAGTTGGCGTTCAGGGTTCCTGCGAGTAAGATTACCCGTAAGAACATGGACGAGGAGAAGGATGATGAGATTGAGGGACTTGATACAACAATTGACTGGAAGAATACATCAGACAACAGTTATGACGGTGAGAAGCTTCTATTATTAGTTCATGACGAGAGTGGTAAATGGGAGAAGCCAGAGAATATACTAAACAACTGGCGTGTTACAAAGACATGTCTAAGACTTGGTAGTAAGGTTATTGGTAAGTGTATGATGGGATCAACGTCTAATGCATTATCAAAGGGTGGTGGTAACTTTAAAAAATTATACATGGATAGCGATCCATCGGTAAGGTCGGCTAACGGACAGACAAAAAGTGGATTGTATTCGCTGTTTATACCTATGGAGTGGAACTACGAAGGATACATCGATCAGTATGGATGGCCTGTATTTGAGGATCCTTCTAAACCAGTTATAGGTGTAGATGGAGAGATGATAGATGACGGTGTGATAACATACTGGAACAATGAGGTTGAGGCATTAAAATCAGACCCAGATGCACTGAATGAATACTACAGACAGTTTCCTAGAACCGAGTCTCACGCATTCAGAGATGAGTCTAGGCAGTCTATATTCAACCTCACAAAGATATACCAGCAGATAGATTACAATGACTCATTGATAAAGGACAGGGTTTTAACACGAGGATACTTTCATTGGAAGAATGGTGAAAAAGACACAACGGTTGTCTGGACCCCTGACAAGAAGGGCAGGTTTGTTGTATCATGGGTTCCGAGCTTTGAGCATAGGAATAATATTATAAACAGAGGTGGTGTTAAGTATCCTGGAAACGAACACATGGGGTCCTTTGGATGTGACCCGTATGATATATCTGGC